GCTCCATTGGCATGTTTGAGATCATTGATAGAGCGCAAGGTTATCTCGCCCATTTCACTCCAATCAGTGCGAGTAATAGACAAATAATTCCTGTGCCAGAAAAATGGTAACAAGAGCTCGCCTCCTTGTGACGTACAAGGATCAAGATACACATGTGGTCGCTGCGACTCACCAATAATATCTTGCGATATCAAAGCTCTGTTAGTAGTAAGCGTATCAGCAATATGATACGGTAGATAAGACGCAATAGCACGCCCATACATGAAATGATTTCCATTTAAGACAAATTTCAAATGTAAATTGCAACGCAACAATTCAAAATTATTAATACGATTTATAACTCGCTTATTAGAGAAGAAATCATTCCAAGGATTAAAAGATTGAGCAATGGCTAATCCTGTGCCCCACCCAAATTCTTGTATTTTAATGGGGCGCTTAAAGAAATCGCCTAAATCTGCATCATCTGAATCTTGAAGTTTACGAGTGGGATCAGCATATGCATTGGTATCGTACATATGTCCAGACACTGCTTCATCGAATGTGATATTCTCACTAGTCAAAGCAGAACCTGACCCTTCGCCGGCTTCAGGACCGACAGAACCCATTTGTGGTTCCATGTCGTGAATTTCTACATTATTTGTAATCAACACTAACGGTGTAGAGTCCGATAGGATTGATGGTGCTTGAGGAAGTGCAGCACTATTACTATTTCGTCCTGGGTGAGTAAGTCTACATACAATCAAGGCATGACTCAATGCCAAGAAGGTCAAAAATGTTGTTGTCCGGCAAGACTCTCCTAAATAGGAGCAAACGCCTATGTGCAAAGCCTAAATATAAATATATACATTTTTAAATACAATAATAAATGGTATCCATATACACACATGAATTTTGCTTTCTTTGAGCCAGATTCAGAACTGGCCGCACAGTTTATACACATATGCTAGGTGTTTAATCAAAAATGGTATTTTCGTCTGGGATACCTTCCCCAAGATATTTGTATCGCCACTTAGCAACACGCATATCATACGAAATGTCAAAGCCTTGACACAGATGTTCAATATCTGCGGCCTTAGCAACTCTTAACATCTCTTCTCGGCGCAAATTATATTTTTCCCTACCATAATAAAACCAATCATGTAAAGACGAATCAATATTCTGTGCTGACTGTTGAGGTAAAGT